AGTTACTATCTTTGTACCCGACAAACCAACAGCTCTTATTGTCAAAGCAACTATCCGTGCTTTAAGAGAGTCAGGTGATGAAGCCGCATGGAGATTACAAATTGAAATTAAAGGGACACATTAAGTGTGACTACAAATTAGTCATTTGCTATTGGAAAGATATTGTATCGCAGGCAGAGTGGAGTGAGTTAAACGATGCCCAAAAACGAGAACCAGTTAATTGTGTGACAGTCGGTTGGATAATTCGTCACGACCTACTTACCACAGTTATTGCAAGTGAATTTAATTTTAAAGATAATAAAGTTATTAATGAGTGTGGCAACACCACGACTATACCAACAGCCAATATTATTGGTATGAAAACTTTAAGGACAAAGATATGAAATACTGTTTTGATATTGAATCAAACGGGTTACTTGATGTAACTGATACTATACACTGCATTGTCCTCAAGAACATTGAGACAGGTGAAGTGCTTACACCACCTGTTGATGAGGCTGTGGACTTACTGTCCAAGGCTGAGTTAATTATAGGGCATAACATTATTAAGTTTGATATCCCTGTACTAAAAAAGTTAACTAACTATACATCTAATGCAACTGTGTTTGATACACTGGTAGCCACCAGACTGGTATACCCTGATGTAGCTGAGTCAGACTTTGCTCGTCAAAACTTCCCCAAGGAATGTATTGGCAGACATAGTCTCAAAGCATGGGGTTACCGCATAGGTGACTACAAAGCACAGTTTGATTTAGGGTTTGAGAAGTTTACTCCAGAGATGCTTGAGTATTGTATACAAGATGTTGAAGTAACTTACAGTCTATACAAACGAATTGAACACAAAGGTTATTCACAACCAGCGATGCAGTTAGAGCATCAGGTTGCCCAGCTAATCTTTGAACAAGAACAACATGGTTTTACTTTTGATAAAGAGAAAGCCGCTGAGTTATATTCAACACTCAATGCTAAACTACTCACTATCAAAGATGAGTTACAAGAATTGTTTCCACCTAAAATAGAACGAACACCATTTACACCACGAGTCAACAACAAGACACGAGGGTATGTCAAAGGTGTAACTATCTACAAAGAGAAAGAGGTAGAGTTCAACCCATCCAGTCGTCATCACATTGCTGACAGACTGATTGAGTTACATAACTGGAAACCAGAAGAATACACTGCCGATGGTAAGCCAAAGCTTGATGAGAGTATACTCTCTCGTCTACCTTATCCAGAAGCAGAGAAGTTGTGTGAACATTTCTTATTAGAGAAACGACTATCACAACTTGCAACAGGCGCACAGGCTTGGTTGAAATGGGAACAAGACGGCAAGATACATGGAACTTGTAATACAAACTCCACTGTCACTGGCCGTGCCTCACATTCCAATCCAAACCTAGCACAAATTCCCAGCGTATCTGTTCCGTATGGGAAAGAGTGCCGTGCTTTATTTACTGTACCACCTACCAAGAAACTCGTGGGAATAGATGTCTCAGGGTTAGAGGTTCGTATGCTTGCACATTATATGGCTCGCTACGATGAGGGTAAGTATGCTGATGTTGTCTTGAATGGTGACATACATACTGAGACTCAGACACTCGCTGGATTAGACTCCAGAGATTTAGCCAAGAGATTTTACTATTGTTTCTTGTACGGTGGTGGAGTAAAGAAGATAGCCCTAGTAACAGGTAAGTCAGTGGGCGAGGCTCGTAAAATAAAGACACGATTCTTAAACAACTTACCAGCTCTTAACAAACTTATTGAGGATGTGCAGACAGCAGCAAACAGAGGCTACCTCATTGGGTTAGACAAGAGACAAGTCAAGGTCCGTTCGCCTCATGCTGCACTTAACACACTGCTCCAATCAAGTGGAGCGATTGTGTGTAAGCAATGGTTAGTTGAATTCCGCAAAGCCATTTCTAACTATACAGGAGTACATCAGGTAATCTGGGTACACGATGAGATACAGGTAGAGTGTCCAGCTGACATAGCTGAGGACATAGGAAAGATAGCTGTAGACTCTATCATCCGCACAGGGAAACATTTTGATATACGACTGCCGTTAACAGGGGAATACAACGTGGGTAACAACTGGAGCGAAACACATTGAGAAAGAAGGGCAACCCTGATTTTGATAAAGACTTACAATATGGATTGGACAGAGAGAATAGAATTGTTGCAATCCTTGATGCCAAAAAGACAAAGGCAGAAATTAAAACAGAACGAGACTGGTGGTTTCGTAGTGGTAACATCTGTTTAGAGATAGAGAGTTATGGAAAGCCATCAGGTATCATGACAACCAAGGCAGACTACTGGATACAGATACTTGCATTGGGTGATGATGATTACTGCAGACTTATATTTGATACCAAGACAGTCAAGAGATTGGCTAAAAAATATATGGACACAGCTAGGTATGGTGGTGATTACAATAAAAGTAAATTCATACTCATACCACTCAAAGATTTATTTGATAAAAAAAATTTACCGAAGGTGCCTAAATGAGACAGTTACTAATTGATGGAGACATTGTACTATACAAAGTTGCAATGGCTAATGAGGTAGAAACTCATTGGGGCGATGGGTTATGGACTCTACATTCGGATGAGAAAGTATGTCAGGTACAGGTAGACGATGTTATCTCAAACTTACTAACTGAGTTAGAAGCTGACGACTACATCGTGTGCTTGACTGATGCAATTAATTTTAGAAAAGATATTATGCCATCATACAAAGGTAATCGTAAAGACAAACGAAAGCCATTAGTATTCAGCAAGTTAAGAGAGTACATCTTTGAACATCACTATGGTGTCACCTATGATGGACTTGAAGCTGACGATGTCATGGGTATCCTATCTACTGAACCAGCTGAGGAAGAGCGAGTGATTGTTTCTATTGATAAAGATTTGAAACAAATACCTGGTCTCTTAAGCAGTGATGGTAAGACTATCAAAGAAGTAAACAAAGCTCAGGCAGACTATTGGTTCCTCATTCAAACACTTGCAGGTGACTTGACTGATGGGTACAGTGGGTGTCCAGGCATAGGGGTAAAGACAGCGGAAAAGCTGTTAGATATTAAGGTTCCCCTCGTAGACAACTGGGCTAGAGTCGTCAAGGCTTACAAGAAGAAAGACTACCTTGATGGTGAAATATTACAACAAGCCCGTGTGGCTCGTATTCTAAGACATGGCGAGTATGACCACACCACAGGAGCAGTTAAGTTATGGAAGATATAAACAATCCAAAGTATTATAAAGATTACACTATTGAGCCTATTGAGTTTATCATGAAGAATGATTTACCATATGCGGAAGGTAATGTAATAAAATATATCTGTCGTTGGCGAACAAAGAACTCCTCGAATACTAGAAAGTTGGAAGACTTACAGAAAGCAAAACGCTATGTCGAATTTTTAATAGATAATTTCAAGGAGACAATATGAGCTTACCTACTATATACCAACAATACATACATACATCTCGTTATGCCAGATACGATGAGTCCATTGGACGCAGGGAAACATGGCATGAAACAGTGAGAAGATACTTCGACTTTATGGAAAGTCATTTAGAAACTAATTTTAATTACAACATGGGTTCTCTTAGGCAAAAGCTTGAGGGTGCAGTGGCCAGCTTACAAGTCATGCCAAGTATGCGAGCCTTGATGACAGCTGGTGTTGCTTTACAGCGAGACCACACAGCTGGCTACAACTGTAGTTACATTCCCATTGATGATGTGAGAAGTTTTGATGAAGTGATGTATATATTGTTATGTGGCACAGGCGTCGGCTTTAGTGTTGAGTACAACAATGTAGAGAAGTTGCCTATTGTTGCCGAGAAGTTTAGTAGAAGTGAGACAGTTATTGTCGTTGAAGATAGTAAAGCTGGGTGGGCGAGCGCCTTTAGAGAATTACTTGCAATGTTATATTCAGGTCAGATTCCTAAAATAGATGTCACCCAGGTTAGACCAGCAGGAGCAAGATTAAAAACATTTGGTGGTAGGGCATCAGGTCCACAGCCACTTGTTGACTTGTTTGATTTCGCTATTGAATTATTTCAGAAGGCCGCTGGTCGCCAATTAGAAGCCATCGAGTGCCACGACCTAGTGTGCAAGGTAGGTGAAGTAGTGGTAGTCGGTGGTGTTCGTCGTTCTGCACTTATCTCTTTGAGTAACATACAAGATGACAATGTTCGTAAAGCAAAGAGTGGACAGTGGTGGATAGAAAACGGACAGAGAGCATTAGCAAACAACAGTGCTGTCTATACCCGTACACCTGACATGGGCCTATTTATGTCAGAGTGGAAAGCACTATATGAAAGTAAAAGCGGTGAGCGAGGTATCTTTAATCGTCAAGCCGCTAAGAACAAAGTTGCCGAGAGCGGGAGAAGAGATGTCGAACATGAGTTCGGTACCAACCCTTGTTCTGAGATTATTCTAAGGCCTTACCAATTTTGTAATCTGACTGAGGTTGTAGTTAGAGCGGAAGACACCAAAGAAAGTTTACAAGAGAAAGTCAAGCTAGCAACCATTCTCGGCACATTTCAATCTACACTTACAGACTTTAAATATTTAAGAAATATATGGAAAGAAAATACAGAGGCTGAAAGACTCCTTGGTGTTTCCCTTACTGGCATCATGGACAACAGGCTAACCATCTCTCCTACCCCATCGTTTCTCCGTGGGTTGAGAGATATAGCTGTGGAGTGCAATCAACTACTCTCCTCAAAGCTCGGTATAAACCAATCCACAGCCATTACCTGTGTCAAACCCTCAGGTACGGTTAGTCAGTTAGTCGACTCAGCCTCTGGCATACACACACGATACAGTCAGTATTACATCCGTACAGTTCGCATGGATATGAAAGACCCTTTGACTCAGTTACTGATAGACAAAGGTGTACCACACGAACCAGATGTCATGAAGCCAAATGATGTTATGGTATTCTCATTTCCTCAGGAGTCACCAAGGGGATGTCTCACTACTTCATCACTTACCGCACTACAACAACTAGAAACTTGGTTGATGTATCAGAGACACTGGTGTGAACACAAACCATCTGTCACTGTCAGTGTAAAAGAAGATGAGTGGATGGAAGTAGGTGCATGGGTATACAATAACTTTGAAGAGGTAGCAGGTATAAGTTTCTTACCCGCCCTTGACCATGTATACAAACAAGCTCCTTACCAAGCTATAACTGAAGACGAATACAAACAGGCAATGAGTACAATGCCTACCGATATAGACTTCAGAGACTTGGATGAAAAGGAAGATAACACAACAGGAAGTCAAGAATTCGCTTGCACTGGTAACAGTTGTGAGCTTGTGGGCCTTGGGTAGAACTAAGGTTCCCTTCTTAGAAGAATAAAATGAGTGAAATCAAAGACTTAACTCTCCCCGAACGAGTGGATGACTTAATTAAAATGCTTAATGAAGTGTTCCCAGAGCGTTCGCCTGACTTAGAGGATGACACAAAGCACATTTATTTTAAGGCAGGACAACGAGATGTAGTCCGTTTTATTAATTTACTGAAAGCTCGTCAAGATGGCGAGGATATATAGGAGACAATTATGGGAAGTTTATTTGGCGGCAGCATGCCTAAACCAGCCCCCTTACCACCAATACCAGCACCAGTCCCTGTTGCTCGTGCAGAAGTACCTGAATTGCAAATCAAACCTTCGGACGCTGAAAGAACAACACGTAGAGCAAGACGAAGCGGTACTAGAATGTTACAAACAGATATGCCTTCATTAAATATTGCAGGTGAAGAGGTGAACTACTAATGGGTGGTGGCGGCAGAAGAGCAGCTAGTCCAGCACCAGCGCCAGCTCCAGCTCCCCCTATACCACCATTAATCCCTAGAAAACCTGCTAAGAAAAAAGGTAAAGACGACGAATTAACAACTAAAAAAGCTAAGAGAGCAGGAACAGGTGCCTTACAGACAATGTTTGGTGCATTAAACATACCTAATACAAATCAATCAGGAGTTAATGTAGCCTAATGTATAGTGAAATGGAAGGGCAAACAGCTAAAAATCGTTATGAAACACTGGCAAGAGACCGTCAGCATTTTCTTGATAGGGCTAGAGATTGCTCTGAAGTGACTATACCAGCTTTGATACCTGATTCAGGTTTCAATGAATCCTCTGAAATATACACCCCTTATCAATCAGTTGGGGCCAGAGGTGTGAACAACCTGGCATCTAAATTACTACTATTATTACTACCACCAAACTCACCTTTCTTTAGATTCCAATTAAGTGGAACAGCCAAACAAGAACTAGAACAACAAAAAGAATTATTTGCAGAAGTAGAAAAGTCTTTATCTAAAATTGAAAGAGAGATACAAAAAAAGATAGAGCAGTTAGCTCTTCGTGTATCAGTGTTTGAAGCATTAAAACATTTAATTGTCGGTGGAAATGTGCTTTGTTACCTGCCTAAAACAGGTAATATGCGTGTTTATCCATTGAATCAATATGTATGTAGAAGAGACCCTGAAGGCACACTGTTAGAAATTGTTATAAAAGAAAGTATTGCACCAGTAGCTTTAGAAGAAAATGTGCGTCAACAATTAGCAGGTGATTATAAAGATGATGAGTCTTTAGATATCTACACTCATTTATATAAATTAGAAAATAAAAAATATTATGTGTGCCAAGAAATTAAAGGTATAAAAATACAAGATACCATTGGCACAATACCTGAAGAACAGATGCCATATCTTGCTTTACGCATGGTTAGAGTGGATAATGAAAATTATGGTAGAAGTTATGTTGAAGAATTTTTAGGAGACTTACAATCATTAGAAGGTTTATCGCAGTCTATGGTAGAGAGTTCTGCAGCATCTAGTAAAGTCGTATTTATGGTTAAACCAAATTCTGTAACTAGAAAGTCTGATTTAGCTAGGACACGTAATGGTGATATTATTACAGGTACAAGAGAAGATGTAACTTGTTTGCAATCAGAAAAACAATATGACTTAGCAATTGTAGAAAGAGCCACAGCTAGACTTGAAGAACGTTTGTCGTTTGCTTTCTTATTACACACAGCCATCCAACGTGATGCTGAAAGAGTTACTGCACAAGAAATTAGATACATGGCACAAGAATTAGAAACATCAATGGGTGGTATATACTCATTGTTGTCTCAAGAGTTCCAGTTACCATTAGTACAAGTGTTAATGAAAAGAATGACACAGTCTAGGGAAATACCTAAGTTACCTAAAAACTCTGTACAACCAACTATTATCACAGGTATTGAAGCATTAGGTAGAGGTAATGATTTACAAAAGCTACGTGAGTTTACTATGGAGCTAATGAATATTGCACAAGTCAACCCACAAATTGTACAAGCATTAGACACACAAAATTTAATTACTCGTATTGCTACAGGCATAGGTATTGATGTAGAAGGTTTAATTAAATCACCTGAACAAATGCAACAAGAAATGATGGCCATGCAAGAACAACAAGAAATGCAACAAATGACAGAAACAGCCATGGAAATGGGTAAAGATGTCGTTGATAATCAAAGCAAACAATAAGGAGTTGTTATGGAAAAGATAGAAATACAAACTGGAGAAACAGGAGCTGAGGCACCAAATGCTGAACAGCCTGTAGAATCTAGTGAAGAATCTCGCATTGAGGGATTACCAGAAAAATTTAAGTCTGTAGAAGATTTAGCAAAATCATATGCAGAACTTGAAAAAAAATTAGGCGAAGCTTCTGACACGAAAGATAGTTTAGAAGTGCCATCAGACAAAGAAGTGAAAGCTGCTGAAGAGGCAGTTGAAAGAGCTGGTCTGGATATGGGCGCACTAGAACAAGAGTACAGTGAAAAGGGAGAGTTATCAGAAGAAACTTTCAAGCGTTTTGAAGAAGTAGGCATAGGAAGACAATATGTCAATGACTACATTGAAGGACAAAGAGCATTGTACATGGCACAAGTAAGTGAAGTACACACATTAGTTGGTGGGCAAGAAAGTTATACTGATATGGTTAATTGGGCTGCAGAGAATCTAACTGAAGGTGAGCAGTCTACTTACAATGATGCAATGAACAGTAGAGATTTAGAAAGAATTAAATTTGCTGTTGAAGGACTGAGTGCTAAATACCAAAAAGCCGAAGGAACAACACCTAATTTAATTAATGGTAAAACATCATCGCCAACAGGGCCAGGTTATGAAAGCTGGGCGCAAGTCACAGCAGCTATGGCTGACCCTAGATACGAAAAAGACCCAGCATACAGAGCTGAGGTACAAGCAAGATTAGAAAATAGCCGAGGTATATAATGGCAAAAGACCCTAGATTAAAACGAGCAGGTGTTAGCGGATTCAACAAGGCTAAACGTACACCAGGACACAAAACTAAAAGTCATGTTGTAGTAGCAAAAGTTGGTGATAAAGTTAAAACTATTCGTTTTGGACAACAGGGAAAAACTGGTGACAGAACTATGACTAAACGTGCTAAGTCATTTAAAGCACGTCATGGTAAGAACATAGCAAAAGGTAAGATGTCTGCCGCTTACTGGGCTAACAAAGTTAAATGGTAGAGAGGAGCAATCACTATGCCAATGGGTAAAGGAACATACGGAAAGACAAAAGGAAGGCCACCAAAAAAGAATGGTAAAGGTAAAATGACTGCAGCTCAAAAGAAGTTACCAGCAGCTTTACAAAAGAAAATAATGGCAAGTAAAAAGAAAAAGTAATGCCAGTAAAAACCAAACGTAAATTTAAAAAAGTACCTAAGACAAAAGGTGGTGTCCCCACTAAATATGTCAAAGGAGCTAAAAACCCGTCAGCAAGAGAACGTGAGATAAAACGTACGCGTGCATTATACAAAGCAGGAAAATTAACTCCAGCTATGATGGATAGAATAAGTAAACAAAGGAGCAAAGGATAATGCCAGCAAAGAAAACAGGAAAGTATTCAGGAATATCTGGAGCTTCAAGATACTCTAAATCTAAATTAGATGCTGTGTATAAGCGTGGCCTCGGAGCTTACTATAGCTCAGGTTCAAGACCTAAAACATCTGCTCATGCGTGGGCAATGGGAAGAGTTAAATCATTTGTAACAGGTAAAGGTGGAGCTAGGAAAGCAGATGCTGACTTGTTAAGGAAAAAGAAAAAGAAATGAGAAAAGGATTATATGCAAACATTCATGCTAAACGTAAGCGCGGTGAAAAGATGCGAAAAAAAGGCGCAAAAGGCGCACCAACAGCTAAACAGTTTGCTAGAGCTAAACAAACAGCAAGGAAAAAATCATAGTCGTGCTACCTATTTAGGTGGCGACTAGCCAACACAGAAGTAACTGGAATAGCTTGGCCTTCTGCGGAAGACAACCCTGATAGGAAAGGAGCAGATGTAACGGCTTACATCAAAATATATTCATAAGGAGACAACATCATGGCAAACGCAACACCAGCAAGTATTGGTAGAGTCAACGCCAGTGGGTCCGAAGACGCTCTGTTTCTGAAAGTTTTTGCAGGAGAAGTCCTAACAGCTTTCGAAAGAGCATCTGTCACTGACGGTGCGGATATGGTTAGAACTATTTCTAGCGGTAAGTCAGCTTCTTTTCCAGTAATGGGTAGAATCTCGGCAGCATATCATACACCAGGTGCGGAAATCACAGGTAGTGACATAAACCATAATGAAAAAGTTATTTTAATTAATGACTTATTAGTTTCAAGTGCGTTCCTATCGAACTTGGAAGAAGCTAAAAATCATTGGGATGTAAGAAGTGCATATTCTACAGAAATAGGTAGAGCTTTGGCTTTTATTAAAGACAAACACATTTTACAAACTATTGGTTTAGCCTCACAAGCGGCAGCTAACGTATCCGATTCAGGATATCCAGGCGGAACCACTATAACTAATACAGACATTGCTAACGCAACTGATGCCACTTCAGCAAACGGATTCATTGCAGCATTATTTGATGCAGCAACTGCTTTAGACAACAACTATGTTCCTAAAGAAGGTAGAATCTGTTTCCTAGACCCTACAATGTATTACAAGCTTTCAAACGCAACTAATGCAATTAACGTAGATTTTAGTGGACAAGGTTCGATTGCAACTGGTCAAGTAGCTAGGATTGCAGGTATCGAATTAAGACCTATGCCTCATTTTGTAAAAGATGACGTAGGTACTTCCGATGCTGACGCAGGTTCTGCGACTCAAGGTGGTTCAACACCTCAGTCTGTGAACTTAACTAACTACGAAGGTTTAGTATGTCACCCATCTGCTGTAGGTACAGTTAAATTACTGGACTTATCAACAGAAATGGAATACGACATACGTAGACAAGGCACATTGATGGTAGCTAAGTATGCTATGGGTCACGGAGTTTTAAGACCTGAAGCAGCTGTAGGTATCAAAGAAGCCTAAGACAACTTAAGGACAGCATGGCCACCCTGAACAACCCACTGGTCATCTGTCCTTTTTTTAGATATGAGGGAAAAACATGGCGACACAAATAACACCTACAACCGAATTACAAGCGGTAAATATTATGCTTACAACAATAGGAGAGGCTCCTGTAAATAACATTACAGGCACTACTAGTGTTGATGTATCTGTCGCTAAAAATATTTTAGATGAAACATCGATGTCAATACAAGCAGAAGGTTGGAACTTTAACACGGTTTATGATAAAGCATTGAGTAAAGATATTGACAACAAAGTACCTTTACCTTCTAACTGTGTTCAGGCGGATGCAAATAAAGATGATAGACATATGAATTTGATTATACGCGCTGGATATTTGTACGATGTAGATAATGATACAGATGTGTTTAGTGCAACTGTACCATTATTAGATTTAGTATTAGTACAACAATTTGAGGATTTACCTGAGTATGCAAGAAGATACATTACCATGAAATCTGCTAGACGATTTGCAGCAAGGTTCATAGGAGAAGAGACTTTAGTTACTCTTACCATGCAAGATGAGAATGAAGCATTAATAGCATTTAAACTTGCAGACTCACGAAGCGAAGACAACAATATACTTACAAGTGATGCAAACACTTATTCTATTATAAGTAGGCCACCTAGAAGGAGATATTAATGCCTGTAGTTTCACAGACTCTACCTAATTTTAATAATGGCGTAAGTCAACAAGCACCAACACAACGTTTAACTAGTCAAGCATCAGAACAAATTAACATGGAAAACAACTTGCTTGAAGGTTTAGGTAAACGTCCGCCTTTAGAATTTGTAGCTACATTAGATGGTAGCAATGTTTTTCCTAACACAACAAAAATATGGAGTATTAAAAGAGATGAAGATAATCAGTACCTGGTGGCAATCTATAATAATGGCGTTAAAGTCTATGATTTGGACGGCAATGAAAAAACAGTTTCAACTCCTGACGGCACTTCCTATCTTGCTAGTACCAACCCTAAAGAAAACTTCAAGCTTGTTAATATTGCTGATTTCACTTTTATTGCTAACCAGTCTATTACTCCTGCTGCAGATAGTTCAACAAGTGCTGCAAAAGTTGAGGAGTTTCTTGTTTATGTAAAGCAAGCAGCGTTTGGACGTGAATACTCGGTGCGATTAACACACCCAGATATAACAGGTGTTGATTATATAGAAGTTAATTTTCAAATGCCAGATGGTAGTAACGCAACACATGATACAGAATTTTCAGATACTGATAAAATCGCAGATTTATTATTGTATGGCCAGTCTAGTGTATATTGGAATGGTTCTTCAACCGCTTCAATTGCTGTAAAACAACTAGCAAGTGGTTCAATTACCACTTTAAGTACAACAACAGGATTAGCCAATACTACTGCTATAACAAACCATTTTACTTTTGAGTCATATGCTTCAACAATTTATGGTAAACCTACAGATGGCGATGCTAATTACACGGTGACAACCAGAGATGGCGCAGGTGGTACAGCTATGTATGCCATAAGAGATACCATAGAAGACTTTACTCGATTACCTTTTTATTCTAAAACAGGTGTGATTATACAAGTCACAGGCGAGACAGGTGATAATTTAACAGATTACTTTGTAGCTTTTTCTTCTGATGGTATTTGGAATGAAACTGTAGGACCTGGAGTATCAGTAGGTTTAGATGATACAACAATGCCTCATGTTTTAGTTAATAATAATGACGGTACATTTACATTTCGTAAACAAACATATTCAGACCGAATCGCAGGTGATTTAACAACTAACCCAAATCCTAGCTTTGTCGGTAAAAAAATACAAAACCTAACTTTTTACAAAAATAGATTAGGTATACTTTCAGGGGAAAATCTGATATTATCAGGCAACGCTGACTTCTTTAATTTCTTTTCTACTACAGCAACACAAGTATTAGATACAGATGTTATTGATATCTCAGCTTCAGGCACACAAGTAAACACACTAAAAAATTCTGTATCATTTAATGAATCTTTGTTACTGTTCTCGGATACAGCGCAGTATAAATTAACAGGCGCACAAGGTAACATAACACCTACTACAGCAATACTAAATGAGGTATCTAGCTTTGAGCATGATGATGCAGTCACTCCAGTATCAGCAGGTAGGTTTGCATACTTTACACAAAAAAGAGAAAACTTTACTGGAGTCAGAGAATACTTTTCTAATGAAGATACTTTAACAAATGATGGGGTAGAGATTACACTTCATGTATCAAGTTATATTCCTAACAGAGCATATCAGATAATACCGAATAGTAATGAAGATATGTTATTTGTTTTAACATCAGATGCTGCAGATGCACAGACAGCACCATATGCTACAGGTAGTAATGTAACTGCAACTAATGCAAGTAAGATATTTGTATACAAGTATTTTCGTAAAGATGGTTTACAAAAAGTACAATCAGCTTGGAGTACCTGGACATTTACAGGTGTAAAAATATTAGGCGGTATGACTGTTGACAGTATTCTATATCTGTTTGTAGCTGAAGGCCAAACAACTAAGCTATGTAAAATAGATTTAAAAAACACAACTAACACTACAATCGGTTTTAATGTACACCTAGATTTACGCGATGAAGTTACAGGAACATATTCTAGTGGTACAGGATTAACAACTTTTACTTCTCCGTATGGTGCTAAGACAGGACTTATAGCTGTTAACAGAAGCACAGGTGCAAACTATACTGTGACAAACACGAGTGGAAGTACATATACTCTTGAAGGTAATTACACTAGTTTATACATTGGTGTTCCATATGAAAGTGCATACACTATGTCACCACAATATATCAGGCAAACAAGCACCACAGGTGGAGTCATATCTATAACTTCAGGTAGATTACAAATACGTAATGTGTCTTTTGATTTTAGAAACTCAGCATACTTTCAAGTAGAAGTTACACCAAGTGGTCGTGACACTAGTATCATGTACATGAACGGTTACATAGTAGGTTTTTCAGGTAAAATAGATACCCCGCAAGTTTCAGATGGAACATTAAGAGTACCTGTACAAGCACGTAATACAGACTATACTTTAGTAATTAAAAGTTCGTCGCACTTACCATTCTTTGTTACAGGCGCTGAAATAGAAGGATATTATCATAGAAGGTCACGACAAGTATAAGTTAAAAGTAATTAAGTCAGAGCCTAGACACGCTTATAAGTTGGCACCGAAGATGAGTTTTATGGATGCACAGGAAGTCTGGGCATCAGATAGGGCCACTCCCTTAGAGGCTCTTATATACCCCTTGACTAAACAAGGTGGTAGAAACTACACAGGTTTATCCCCTAAGGGTGAACCCATGTGTATGTTTGGAACACATCCTGCAGAGATGAAAGGTTACGCTGTAATCTGGTTTCTAGGAAGTGATGAATTAAAAAAGTACAAATATTTAGTAGTAAAAATGTGTTTAGAAATTGTACCTGAGTTAGCACATGGGTATAAAGTTCTATACAATTTTGTAGACAAGCGTCACAAACAAGCAATTAAGTGGCTTAAGATATTAGGTTTTAAAGAAACTTATGAGGTTAAGTCTTTTGGTTATGGTAAAATACCATTTATTTTAATGACATATGAGGTGAATAAATAATGTGTGGAATAGGCGAAGCTATGCTAGCATTTCGAGTCTTATCAACTGTTTCGAAATACCAACAAGATAAAGCAGTTGCTAGGTCAATTGAAAGACAACAAGACGCAGCAAGGCGTGCCGCTATGGTTGGTTATCAACGAGATATGGAACAAATAGAAGGTGAGCGTGATGATGTTCGAAGAGAAGAAGCCTTAGAAAACTTTAAAGTAAATGCAGAACGCCGTAAAGCCGAAGCTGCAGCAATTAACCAAGGATTTGGAAACCCATTAAAAGTTATACAGGACTTAGGTTATGCGTTTGATGCTGAAGGTTTAGAAATAGATGCAGCCGTAGAACGAGACTTTAACACATTGAACAGACAACAAGACCAAGCATACGCATCCTTAACTCAAACCTTCTCAGGATTAACCCCACCAACTAAACCATCCTTAGGAGCTGCTGCAGTCGATATTGGAACAGCTATTGGAACATACTTAACAATACCATCAGGCGATAGAAAGTTTTTAAAAGGAATGGGAAAACAAACATCAGCAACAGGTATACAAGGCGCAGAGCGAGGAGCAAGTTATTAGATGAGTTACACATCACGAGTCACTAACAAATACTATCAAAGACAAACTTTGGGAACAGGACGTATTTCTAAAGGACCAACAGAAGGACAACAGATAGTAGCAGCATTAGAAAAAGCAGACCCTGTATTAAGCGAATTAGGTGCAGCATATATTAGTGACAAGAAAAGTGATGCAGCTGTAAAAATGCAACAGCTTTACAGTGAATTAGGTAGCTCAGAAAAAATACTTGAAAGAGTAAAAAGTGGTGAAGACCCTGAGTTAACAAGTATGTATGCAGAATCTGTCATTGATGGGTACCTAGGTCAACTAGATGCCAACGAACATTTAACAGATTTAAAACTTAAATTAGGAGAAGCTTACAATGCTGAAACTGATAACTTAGACAGTTTCTTTGAAGAGTTTTTACCTAAATTAGAAGGCGACCGAAGTGATGTTTATCAACGTCAGTATTATGCAACTATAGAACAGTATAAAGCTTCGTTAGCACTAGAAGACGCAAAAGTTAAAACTAAAGTAGCTAAAGATAGAAAAATGTCTGAGCTTATTAACCTGGGTGCGAACACCGAAACTAGTGAGGACTATTGGACTAAAATGAACTCTTATGTTGTTACACTAGATGGTAAAAAGAAATTAGCTTCTTTTGGAAACATTAATGAGGCAACAATAAAACGAGCGCAAATAGCCGTTCAAAGCGGAGACTCAGAAGAAATTGCCTTTATGATAGGCGTGTTAAGTTATGATAGGAAAAACAATGGCGTAGGTACATTAGGTGATGCCAGTCCTGAAAATCAAGCTTTATTAGCTCAATTAATTGCAAAACATGAAGACAAATTATACGAAGAATACACTGACTTGGAAAGAGCAAGAACAATTAAAGTCAGCAATATTGTTAATGAATGGGTAGATGGCAATCTTACTAATGAGGAAATGTATAATCAGATTGTTATGGCAGACGTTAAACAATCTAAGTTTGCACGTCAGTTACTTGAAGATAAAACTAAAGCTTCACCTGTTGAGTTAAATGAATTTAAAAATGAAATTGTTAACGGTCAATATGTTTCAGAAGCAGAGATACACGCAGCAATTAAACGACGAGGCAACTTTGGAGACTTTGGAGAAATACTCACATATTATAGAAATTGGAAAAAAGGTGCTGATGAGGCTGGTACACCGATACATATGAAAGACGCATACTTTAAAAAAATGGTTACTGAAATACCTAAAATCATTTTTGCGGATGGTGCTTCAACGGATATATACGGTGGAAATGCCACACAAAATAAATTACGTCAAGAAGCAAAAATATTTATTGAAAATGAAATAAACGACTTTTATAGTGCCACATTAGACGAAACTGGTAAGGCACCTACGTTTGCAGCTAAACAACAGTTTGAAGCAGGTTTAAGAACGTATGTAAACAATAATTTTGTACAAGGTGCGCAGATTGAAAAATTAAATTTTGAAAACAGATATGAAGAAGCACAGAGACTAGCAGCAGAAAAGAAAGAAGCAGAAAACAACCGTTTGCTAAAAGAAGAAAAAGATAAAAAGATAGCAGCTCAACGTGAAGAGTTAAAGGTTGAGGACATAGTTAAGAACTATAAACCAGATTTACAAGTAGATAAACTTCGTGAAGGTATAGGTATACTTTCAGATAAAAACCAATATATAACTGTGCAAAAAGATAAAGCTGGTAATGAGACAGGATTTACTTTTAACGACGGCGAAGAAATAGATGAACATTTAATTGCGGTTTTAGCAAACTCTCCTTTGGTCGACTCTATACAACAAAATTTATTGACCAAAGAAGAAATAGAAATGCTTGCAGATGACTTTGGTATTTCCGTAAACAGAATGATAGGTGTTATTGGTTCTGTTAAAGAAGGACAACAAGGCGCTTACCTGTCACAAGAAAGACAACTAACAGAATTAGAAAAAGATACGTTAAAAACTTTAGGAATAGGAGTTGATTAATGCCATTAGTATATGATGAAGAAGTAGAAGCAAAGTTTGCTGATTCAGAAACTCCTGCTATTATACCATCAGCAAATGTTTCTCCTAAAGGCACATCTCAGTTGGCATTAGATGAACTTAAGACAGAGCGTTTTTTGTCCACAATTAGAGATTACTATTCTTACCGTGACGGTGAAATAAGTTATAAAAATAAAGAGCAATATTCTGATGCTGATATGTTGGAGTTGTTTTATGAAGATAGAACTTGGGCTAACAACAATACAGTATCATTAGGTAAAGATTTATATTACATACAAGGTGAAGATGACGAGTTACGTAGGAATCAGTTTGCATATATAAACAGAGTGTACCAAGAGTTGCCATCATTTTGGAATGACCCTAATAGAAGCTTTGCATCCTGGTTAGTTGATAATGGTTTATCACTTATTGCTGACCCTATAAACCTCATTGGGTTTGGTGTTGGTGGACAAATAGCAAAGCAAAGTTTTAAAACAAGTTTACGATTAGGACTACGCGAAAAGGCAGCTAAAGAAATAAACAAACGAACTATTGAAGCAGTAGCCTTACAAAGTCAAAAGAATTTGTTAAAAAATGCGGTAATCAAAGGTGCTAAAATTGAAGGTACAATCGGAGCTATTACTGCAGGTACTCATGATTATATGTTACAAAGTATTGCCCTAGAAACAGGGGAACAAGATGAGCGTAATCTTGCCAGGACGGCATTGACAGTCGGAACAGGTGGACTTTTAGGTAGTACGTTTGGAGCTGGATTTAGTTTTGGCGCATTTAAGATGACTACAAACAGATTAAAAGGTAAAGCTATAAAAGAGTTAGAGCAATTAAGTTATAAAGGGCAAAGCTTTAATACAGGTAAAGCCTTGTTTAAAGTTATGGACCAAAAGTATTTTGAGAATGTAGGTTACTCTCCTATATTTGGTAAAGATATTAAAGACGATGCTTTAACATTACATAAAAAAACTACAGAAGTAGTAGAGTTTGAAACCGATGTTAAGATTGGGCGTATAGACCCAATGAACATACAAAAGTTTCCAAACGATACAAGAAAGATTATTCGACAAGAAGCAAATAAAATTAGAGCAACTTTAGAAAAACAACCTAAAACTATGAGTGATGACATGGTTGACACATTGGCAGCCTCTTATCAATTAGACCCAAAAGAATTAAAACGAATTACACAAAAAGCAGGTAAAGAAGGTAAAGAAATACCAGCTGTTATTCTTGCTAATCACAACCAAATAATTGCTAATGCTAGAACAGTAGACCAGTTATTAAAGAATTACACACAGCCAAATTTATCTGCACAAATGAAACGAGAGATTGAAGATTTATTAGACGCCCACCGTCAAGTGATTAGTGAGTCATTAGCAGATGTAGACCAAGTGGTGGCAAATGCTGCGGCATCATTAAGAATGTCAGGTAAGTCTTCTAAAAAAGTATTAGCTGCTAAATTAAAATTTGAACCAACTGACCCTAAAATGAAGAAAATGTTAGAAGGGGATAAAGAAGCATATTATAATGCAGTCGCAAAATTAAATACAGATGATGAAATTATTAATGCGTTACAAGCAGTACAAGATGTAAGCAATTGGGATATTGCAGCAATGTATGTAAACAACAACTTGTTATCTTCACCTGACACGCACTTAATTAACATTATTTCAGGTCTGATAAACTCACAGGTTAAACCAGCAACACTGGCATACCGTGGATTTTTAATGCGTAACACAGATGCAGTTCGTTCTAAAGAGTTAATACGACAAGCCTTAGATACATGGATATATACCTTTACAGGTGTAAACCAAGCTATTAAAGCCGCTGCAAAATCATTTAGAGTTAATCGTCCAATCTTGGATTCAGAAGCTCTTAGATTTGATGCAGAGTACACACAGAACATTTTACAACGTTGGATAAATAATGCAGGAGCAACCTTAGCAGGTACTTTAGGATTTGAGCCTAAGACTCCCTGGTTAATAGAGAAAGTTATTAGCCCAACTATAAGTGCGCCACTAAGAATTTTAACAGCTGGCGATGAGTTTATGAAACAATTAACTTATAGGGCTAGAGCTGCTGCACAAGTTAACTCGATTATTATGAGAGAGTTTCCAGAGTTGTTAGAACCAGGTGTTAATCGTTTTAGTAACAATGCGTCTCCTGGATATAAAAAGAAATTTAATGAATTATTAGATACATATTACACCGAACAGGGGCAGGCAGTAAAGAGCGATACTCTTAAAACACCTGGATTAGACCCAAGAGATAAACTAACAGTCAACAGTGCGCTGCATTATGCAAGGGAAACTACGTTTACACAGCCAGCTACATCACAGGCAGAGCGAGTTGTTAAAGACAAAGTTGTACCATATGGAGATAAACAAGGTGGTATTACAGGTGGTATTTTAAACTTTGCTCGTAAATACCGTTGGTCAAGAGTTATGGGATTACACTTTATTAATACACCTTCAAACTTGCTTCGTTGGAATATGCAACATATACCAGGTGCAAGTAAAGTACAATTTCAAATTAAACAAATGTTAAAGAAAAATAGTAAAGGTGAATATGTAAACCCTGAGGCAGCCGCTGAGGCTAACGCAAGAATACACATGGGTTATTTACTTTGGACATCGGCTGTAGGTTTTGCTATGACAGGTAAGTTTACAGGTGGTGGACCAAGAGATATTGAAGAGAAAAAAGCTTTATTAAAAACAGGTTGGCGTCCATATTCATACGTAAGAAATGATGGTACATATATTGAATTAAATAGATTAGACCCTTATTTTACTCCGTTTTTTATTGCAGCTGATGTGAAAGATGCTTTAGATGACTGGGCAGGTTTAGGTGTTACTATGGGAGAAAACACTAAAAACTCTTATTTAGAATTGTCATTAGCAACAATTACATCTATGTGGCGTAACTTAGAATCTAAATTCTACACCAAAGGTTTTATTGAAACTATTAATGCTGTTTTTGGTGGGACTTTTGGTACTAGCATGGATTTAAGTGAAAGAGCTGAACGATTTACAGCGCAGCAATTAACTAAAGTTATACCGCTGTCAGGCGCCCTTAGATATGCGGATAGAGTACGCGATGATTATGAAAGAGAGTTAATTACATTTAGTGATAGAATGTCACGAGTAAATCCCCTTGATGACCCTGATGAGCTACAACCACAACGTGATGTGTTTGGTGAAAAGATTGCCAGACGTAAAGGGTGGTTTTTCTTTACAGACAGTCTTCCATCTTCGCCGTTTCTTGTAAGTAAATTTAAAAACACCAAAGCAAATAAATTTTTTAAAGACCATGAAGTGCTTATTAGACCACCTGCAAAAACATTTAAAAAGAAAGCAGGCAGACTTGATGCAGGTAAAGAATTTGATTTGCAAAGTATTTTTAAAGGGAATCAAAGTGCATATGATAGATGGCTAGAACTTAGTGGGACTATTAAACTTGGTGGACTAACTCTTAGAGAAAGAATTGAATCAGAGTTTGACAGGGAAGATAGTGTATTAAATAAACTACCTAATACAAATGCTCAAGAGTTTAAAGTAAACTACATTAAAAAAATTATAAGCAATTACAGACAAATTGCAAAAAGACAAATGATTAACGAATTTCCTGAAATACAGGAAGCTTACAAAGATTATGTAGGAGACCTTCAACAAATTATACAAGGAGAGTAAAGAAGGATAAGTTCCCTTCTTAGAAGATATTATGGCAAATTCATTCGTAAGATACACAGGTAACGGCAGTACCACAACATATGCAATACCTTTTAGTTATCGTAGTACAGACGATATTACAGTAACAATAGGGGGTGTAGCAACAACTGCTTTCACCTACAATGGAGCAGGTACTCAAATTACATTTACAAGTCCACCTGCAGACCAAAGTGCAATACAAATTACACGTAAAACAAGTCAAGGAACAAAGCTAGTAGATTATACTTCAGGCTCTGTTCTTACAGAAACAGATTTAGATACTGATTCAGACCAAGCCTTCTTTATGTCACAAGAAGCTATTGACACAGCAGGCGATGTTATAACAATTGATAATGCTGATTTCCAATGGACAGCACAAAGTAAACGAATTAAATTAGTAGCTGACCCTACGGGTGCGCAAGATGTAGCAACTAAGAATTACACAGATACATCTGCTGCATCACAAGTAGCTCAAGCTACAACTAAAGCTAGTGAAGCAGCTACAAGTGCGACTAACGCAGCGGCAAGCGCATCAACAGCGACTACCAAAGCGTCAGAAGCCAGTACAAGTGCAACTAATGCCGCTACTAGTGCGACCACAGCGTCCACACAAGCAACTAATGCGGCGACATCAGCAACAGCAGCAGCGTCCTCAGCAACAACAGCAACAACTAAAGCATCTGAGGCATCAACTTCAGCGTCAAACGCAGCGACAAGTGCTACTAATGCAGGTAACTCGGCTACAGCAGCGGCAACTAGTGAAACAAATGCAGGTAACTCAGCGACTGCGGCAGCAACAAGTGCTACAAACGCTGGTAATTCAGAAACAGCAGCAGCAACAAGCGCCACTAATGCGGCATCTTCTGCTACAGCAGCAGCCTCTAGTGCAACAAGTGCTAGTGGCAGTGCTACAACTGCGACAACTAAGGCAAGTGAGGCTAGTACCTCAGCTACCAATGCAGCTGCCAGTGCGACCACAGCTACCACACAGGCATCGACTGCGACTACAAAGGCTAGTGAAGCAGCAACTAGTGCTACAAATGCTGCCACAAGTGAAACTAATGCAGGAACTTCTGCTACTAATGCCGCTACCTCTGCTACTAATGCAGCGACTAGTGCAACAAATGCGGCAACAAGTTATG